TATTGGCACGTTCGCAACCATGGCAGCCGCCATGGCAGCGGTTTATGCCGCGATGGCCGCGGGGCAGTAACGAGGAAACAACTAGGAAATAAACCGGGGCCCGGAGCCTCTCACGCCATCAGGGCAACAGGGGACATAAAAGGGACATAAGGGGGACACGAAGCGGCAGAGCACCGGCAACCTGATCAGCCGATAAGTTCGGGCCGGGTGCGGGCCGTTCTGAGCCTCACCCGTTGCGGTCCTGCCGGTTCAAACGCCTTGCGCAGTTGCGCCAGCGCTGAAGCGTGGGCCCGCGTAGCCCGGATCGCCAACGACTCATCACCGGCCGCCATGGCCCGACCGGCGATCAAGTCCAACCGATAAAGGTCTGCCGCCGCTTGTGCATCCAGCTCGGCCGTGGTGAGCGGCTCGTGGAGTTCAAGGGCAGCGGCCCGAACGTACCGGCGAGCCTGCCGGATCGAAACGCCAAACCGTTCGGCCAGCATCTGAGAGGTGAGCGCGGTACCGGTGCCGATCGCCAGCAGCTCAAGGGCAGCCGCCTCTCGGTCGGCGAGTTCGGCATCACTGCAGCGGTGCCGGTCGTCCGCCTCCAGCGGCTCGAACTCGTGGGGATCCAAGGGATGCAATGCGATGGGATGCCCGCGCAACCTAGCACCTTTGCAACCTAAGTAGCTAGGTGATAAGATCCAGAGCAACGGGGCCCAGGGCCCCGAACAGCCCATCACATCCCATCCCATGACCAACTACACCGCAGACCAACTGGCCACCTTCCCTTGGATCGTGAGCACCGGCACCCTTCGCCCTTGCGATCTGGCGGCCGCATATCTGGCCACCGTTGACCAGCTCGGCGGCACCCTCGGCGAGCACGACCGGGCCGAGCTTGCGGCACTGGCCAACCAGGCCCACGAGCGAATCAGCCTCACAGCCAGCGACTGCCAACATTTCGCCCTTGACGCAGCCGAAGCCCTGCTAGGTGAACTGGCCCCCACCGGCTTCTATTTCGGCGCCAATGAAGGCGATGGCGCCTGCTTCGGGTTCTGGATCACCGAAGACTGGGCCGAGCATCTGGAGCAGATGGGCATGGGAAGCGACGACCCCATCGGGTGGGCTGCCCTGATCCAGGAACTGGAAGACGGAGGCGTTGACTCTGACAATTTCGAAGACTGCTACCAGGGCCGCGCCGAGGGATACAGCGAAGAGCGGGCCGGTGCGGACTACGCCCAGGAGTTGGCCGAAGAGACCGGCAGCATCGACTGGAGCAAGTTGCAGTGGCCGCTCACTTGCATCGACTGGGAACAGGCGTGGCAGGAGTTGCGCATGGGCGACGGCTTCTGGCTTCAGGACATCGGCGGCGGTGACTGGCTTGTTTTCCGTAACGCCTGAGCCAAGTTGCCCCTAACAACCTATATAGGTTGTAAAGTACGAAGTAACGGGGCCCATGGCCCCGCATCCCATCGCATCGCATCCCATGACCCGCAAAGCATCGCCCGAACTCCTGCGCCGCCTTGACCGTTTGGAAGGGTGCCGCGGCATATGGTACCTAGACCGCCGTGATTCTGATCAGCGCGGATACGACATCAACCACCTGCCGTCGTTCGGGTGCCGCACACCGGCCGAGGCACTCGCCGCATGTGTGGAGGTGGGCTGGCATGAAATGCGGCTGCTGTTCAGCCCTGACAATCTGAACGGTGACAGCGGATACGGTTACACCGCTTCAGCGGTTTACCGCAGCAACGAGCGGGTTTTTCGGGACCAGTACTCCACGGAACTGGAGCTAGCAGACGGCGACGGCGACGGCATCGCCCTAGACCTGCGCTTCGTGACGGATGACATGCTCGAAACGATCGAGAGCCTTGAGGATTACTGCGTCCTAGATGACGGCGACCACAGCGAACTCGAATACGAGCAACAGCAGGAAGCGTGGGAGATCTGGGCCGCAAGCGACTGGCGTTCAGCCGTAGAGAAGGCCCTCAGCCAGTACGAGCCCGAAACCGCCGGATACTTTTGGGCCGAGGAGGTGCTAGACGCCGTGCCCGATATTGAGAGCAAACTGCAGGAACTGTTTCAAGCTTGTGCAGACAGCGCTAATGAGTATTGGTCCGAGGAGAGCGGCGACCAATACATCAGGGTGGATCGGGTGGCCGAGGCTCTCGACATCGCAGACCTGCGCGATCTCACCGGCCTGCCACTGCTACCGCCTGATCAGGAGTGGCGCCGCGAACCGTACCCATGGGCCGGTGCTGAACCCGCGCCCCTTCTGCCACCCTTCGAAGCCATGGAGGTGTGCCAGTGATCATCATCATCCGGGCCGGATGCTGGGAACTGATCCCAGCACCGCAGAACCCTGAGCAGGCATGGGAGCTAGCCGACCAGCTGACAGAACAGACAGGCATCGCCCATACGGTCGGCCGCATTTGATCAACAGCCACCAGCAAACAGCCAAGACCGGCAACCCGCGTCAGCTTCACTGCCGCCAACCACCAGGGCCCCACCACCGGGGCCCATTTTTAATGGGAACGCTAATCTAAAGCGAGCAAGCGCACCTACCACGATGGCCGATAGCGCCGCAGCGGAGAAAGAAAAACCGACACGGCGCGCACGTCATGACGTGATGGAGATTGCCGCGCAAATCGATCAGGTCCGAGCTTGGATCATTGAAGGCTACCGGCCCAGCCAGATCCGCATTAAATGCCTGGAGGCTTGGGATTTGAAAACGCGAGCCGCAGAGAGCAGGATGCAAGCCGCTCGGCGGGCAATGCTGCTGGATCTGAGCACCATTGACCGGCAGGAGATCGCCGCGCAAATGGTCGAGCAAGCCTCTGACATCCTCAAGATGGCAAAGGAAACCCGCCAGCTCTCAAACGCTATCGGTGCGCTTCGCTTCCAAGCTGACCTTCTAGGGCTCAGTCACCGCGGCAACTAGGAGCACGAGCACCAGGGCCCACAACAGCCGCCGCCCCGTAGGCCACCAGCCCGCGGGGTTTTTCTATGGCGGCCGGTGCCTCTCATCTTGCCCCCCATGGCCCCCGTGCCCCAAAGCCCCATGGCCCACCAGTGACCGCTCACCCGTGACCGCGGCTCACCTCCCATCTGCTCTCCCACATATCCGGGCCCCCCGTACCCCATGCCCACCGGCCCTTGGCCCCGATGGCCCCCACGGCCCGCGGCAAGATTCTCCACAGGATCGGCAGCAGGGGGCAGCGGACCATTGGACAAGGGCCAAATGTGGCCCTTGGACAAGCCAAAACCGTTGTGGCAACAGGTGTCCAACCCTTTGCGTACCTGTCACGGCCACAGGTACGCAAGACAGTGGGCCTACCCCCGGGCAAGCGCGAATCAGGGGAAGAGGTAGAGGGGGTGGGTCTGAGGGCAAACCGGTGGGTACGAGTACCTAGCTGTTTAAGGGTCCCTACCCCCTTCGGTCTCACAGACCTACCCCCAGGGGTCCCCAAAGTCCCCAGGCAACCTGCCCCCACCGGCATTTGGGGGCCTATACTGTGATTACTTACCTAGGTACACAGCTATGGGACGCCGCAGCCACGCGATGCGCTACTACCGCCACAGCCGCCCTTACACCTCGGACCGTGCCAAGGACGAGCTGATGCTGGCCCTCGGGGCCGGGATCCTCCTGATACCCCTCACCCTGGGCTTCAGCCTGCTGGCGATCCCCCTCGTGGCCATGAAGGGGGCTGTGCTGGCCGAATCCGAATCCCCCAACCCCCAGGACCTCGAGCTTTGGGAAGACCTCCTCTAACCTAAGTAGATAAGCGCCTATCCCCTTGTCCCTGCTGAGCTGGATCCCCGCAGGTCCTTGCCTATCCCCTCCCACGGGATCCACCACCCGCTGCACCGAGAGCTACGAAAGCCTGCGGGCCCGGATCATGGCAGGGCTCCTACCGGCCCAGGCTGACTTCGTAAACGACAACGAGCACCTGATCCTCGGCTTCTGCGCCGGGTTCGGTGCCGGTAAGACCCGAAGCCTTTGCGCGAAGGCTCTGGTGCTCGCCATGGACAACCCCGGCACCGTTGGAGCCGTCTTCGAGCCCACCAACATCCTTTTGAGGGACGTTTGGATGCGCAGCTTCGACGACTACCTGGAGGAATACGGCATCGAGCACGACTTCCGTGTATCCCCCCAGCCTGAGTACGTTATACATACCCCCCACGGCTCTACAACTATACTTTGTAGGGCAACTGAGACATGGAATAGAATTAGGGGCCAGAATCTTTCGTTCATTTTAGCTGACGAAATTGATACATCTCCCCCCGACGTTGCACAGAAAGCCGGCGAAATGTTCCTCGCCCGTCTTCGCGGCGGTAAAAAGCCCCAGTTAGCTGTTGCTTCGACGCCTGAAGGATATAAATGGATGTACCGAACATTCGTCGAGAACGGCGATAACCCCGACCGCCGCCTCATCAAAGCTGCGACCACAGATAACCCCCACCTGCCCCCCGGCTTCATCGACTCGCTATACCAAAACTATGATACAAATCTCATTGCCAGCTACATCCAAGGGGAGTTCACCAACCTCGAAAACACCACCGTCTATCACCCCTTCGACCGGGACCGCCACTGGACCGACGCCGAGATCCAAGATGGGGAGAGGGTTTACGTCGGAATCGACTTCAACGTGGCTGCCTGCTTCTGCATCGTCATGGTGCGCCGCGGGGACGAATACCACGTCGTCCACGAGCACCACCCCAAGGACACACCGGCCGTCGTAGCCTCCCTCGGGGACATATACAAGCGCCAACTGATTGAAGAGAACCTAGTGGTAATCCCTGATGCTGCATCTAAACAGCGCACCACCACCAACGCTTCCGAATCCGACCTGTCCCTGCTGAAAAAGGGCGGTTTCGCCGTGAAGGTGCAGTCGGCCAACCCGCAGGTGTCTGACCGCGTGAACGCGGTGAACGTCCTGCTCCTGGCCGACCGCCTCCGGGTCCACAGCCGGTGCAAGTACCTGATCAAGGCCCTGGAGCAGCAGACCTACGACAAAACCGGCAAGCCCCTCAAGGGATCCGGCGGCCTCGACGACATCTCAGGACCCGTCGATGGCCTGGGATACGCGATCAGCTATCTCGCCCCCCTGCGCCGCTGGAGCCTGGGAGACAGCAAGTTCCGCGTCTACTGAACTCAGTTGGTGCTGCAAAGCAACTCCCATAGAATTGCCCTATGGCAATTTCCGGCAGCACCTACCCCAACAGTGGCGAATGGGGCAGATACTCCCAGGAGGGGGTGATGCTGCCGCCTGGCTTACCTGCCAGCAACTCAGAGCCCCCACCTGGCGGAAAGGAGGACCCCAGCAGCCGGAGTGCTGCGGTCTTCTCGATGATGCCGTTCTGGGATCCCATCAATCTCTGCATCGGCGGCACAAAAGCAATCCGTGCCAACGCTGAGCAAATCATTCCCCGCGAACCCGAGGAGCCTGACGACGCTTACAACCGCCGGATCTTCCATGCGGTGATGCCCCCGTTTCTGAATCGCCTGGCTGCCCAGGCCGCAGGAACGATCCTCCGCAAGGGCATCCACCTGGAAGGTGGCGACGAAGAGTTCTGGACCGAGTGGGCGAAAGATGTCACCGGCGACGGCACCCCCCTCAACGAGTTCGCCCGCAGGATGCTGGTGAACAGCCTGCTGTTCGGGCACGACAGTGTGCTGGTGGACTACCCCGACGCCTCCACTGCACCTCGCACCCTGGCCGAAGAACAGGCCCTGAAGGACCGCAAGCCGTATCTGGTGCCAATCAGCGCCCCACAGATCCTGGGCTGGCGCACCGACGGCAACCGGGCCATGGGGAAGCTGCGGCAGGTCCGCTACCTGGAGATGGTCTGCGAAACCGAGGGGGCCTTCGGCGAACGCCTGGTTGAGCAGATCAGGGTCCTCGAACCGGGCAGCTGGCAGCTCTGGCGCCGCGATGAAGCTTCGAGCATGGGCTGGTCCCTCTACAAAAGCGGCGAGACCACCATCGATGAGATTCCGCTGCAGACGGTCTACAGCAACCGGCTGGGGACGCTCCTGAGCCGCCCTCCTCTCCTGGAGGTTGCTTACCTCAATCTCAGCTACGCCCAGCGATTCACCGACTACCACTTCGCAATCCACGTCGGTGCATCCCCGATCCTCATCCTCAAGGGCTTCGATCAGGACACCGGCAAACCCGTGGGCCTGTCCGTCAATACAGCGGTTCTCCTCCCGCCCGATGGAGACGGTTACTACGTCGAACCGCGGAGTGATGCCTTCGACGCCCAGCTGAAGTGCCTGCAGACCCTGGAGGAGCAGATCAGCTCCTTGGGCATCAACACCCTGGCGAAGCAGAACATCACCAACGCTGCCGCCGAGGCCAAGCGCCTCGATCGAATCGACAGCGACTCGATCATGTCCATCATCAGTGAGGACTTGGCCCGCGCCATCGAGAGCGTGGTGAAGATCGCCGGCGAGTACGCCGGGGTCGAGCCCCCCACGGTCACTATCCCCAAGGACTACGAAAACCGCCTGCTGGACGGGAACCAGATCACGGCCTACCTGCAGCTCTACATGCAGGGCGCAATCAGCCAGGAGACCCTGCTGCGCATCCTGCAGGAAGGCGAGGTGCTGCCGGTCTACATCGACCTGGAGGAGGAGATGGTGGCCACAAAGGAACTGCTGGAGGAACAGCTGTCCATGGACATGCAGCGGCTGGAAGCCGAGGCCAAGGTGGCAGCAGAACACGCTCCCACACCAGCGGGCCCTGGCGGCGCCACTAGCGGCAAGGCCAGCTCCGGTGCGTCCAAAGGCAGCCAGACGCTTTCTACCCCCATGCGCCCCGGTAAG